TGCAGTCAATGAAATTTCGTACATGATTAGCAATAATAATCAGGTTTCTTATCATATTGCTGTAGACGATAAAGAGGTTATTCAGGCAATTCCTTTCAACCGTAACGCTTGGCATTGTGGGGACGGTGGAGGTAGCACCGACCCTAACGCTTTAAAGAAAGGTAATCGCCTTTCTATTGGTATTGAAATCTGTTACAGCAAAAGTGGTGGAGTTCGTTATGGGGTTGCAGAGGAAAACGCTGTTCAATACATTGCAAAGCTTTTAAAACAGTTTGGATGGAGTATTGAACGAGTGAAGAAGCACCAGGATTGGAACGGTAAATATTGCCCTCACCGAATATTAAGTGAAGACCGTTGGAATAGTTTCTTAAACCGCATTAAAAAAGCTATGGAACCAAAGGAATCAAACCAACATACAGAAAAGGATGATGATATGATGAAATTCACAAGCACAACCGCAAAAACTGCAGTACGTGATTACATTCAACAAGCAGTCGATAAAGGATTAATTGATAAATCTTGGTTGGAGAAATTCGATAACAGCACAATAACAGGTGGTGATTTTGAAGGATTGAAGATTATCATTGCACAACGAAGTAACAACTAGTAACAGCAAAGCCCAGGCACTCAATTTTCATTTGAGCCTGGGCTTTTTTGTTTTATTCACCTTGTAATTCCTTTTCACGTGCATCTATAAGCTGCTTTAATTGTGATAGATCCTCTAACGCAGCGTACTTATTAATAAATGTTTTAGCTGCACTCTTTGCTGATTGTTTTCGTGTCTTTTCTCGATTTTTTTCTCTATATGCTTGTGTGGCTCGTTGTTGTGCTTCAGATGTTTTTTTATCAGGCAACATTATCTACTCCTTTTCATAAAGTGTACAACGATGTTTACAATGACTAATACTCCGCATAAAGAATAGATGACTATCATTGAGTAATCAAAAAACTTCGGTTCTTTCCAGTTAACCATATCTGTTAAAATATACAGGGCAAATGCTAAAGCAGCAACATATCCAATATTTTTCATATTCCAATGGATGTGATAAGATTATAGGGAAGGAGGCGCTAACCTCCTTCTGTAAGCTTTTAGCGACGTTTTCCTTTGGTTGAGGGGCGTCGCTTTTGTTTTTTCTTACTTTTCATATCGCTTATATTCTTCGCTGTACTTGTTAGCAAGTTTGCGATTGTTGCGATAGTTACTAGGTAAGCTAGAACCTTATCATAATCCACTTTGTTCACCTCCTTTCTATACTCTAATTATATACCATGGTATATATAAAATCAACGCTTTTCTTCATTTATTTCCCTAAAATTCAATTTTATTTCATTGATAATCACAAACGTTTGTTCTAAAATAATACAAACGAACGTTCTTATTGAGGGGATGAAGTTGTATGTTGAAACCTGAGCAACGGCGACTATTTCATAAATTTTTAATTCTAGAAATGGCAGTACAATCATTGCAACGTGATTTCTCAGTAATTGAAAATTTAAAAATGAGTAAAGTTTATTTACCCATCCTTGAAAGATTACTAAAAGACATAAGCCAAGATTATTATGATTCAAAAAGGTTGTTGGCAAAAGATAAAATCAGATTGATAAAGTGTGAAAAGATAGACGAGTATTTTAGTGATGTGCATATAGCTACTGCAGGAAATGATGTAGTACTCAGATACGCTAATATGGCTCTTAAAACTCAGGTAGAAAAATTATTAATTAGTCACCAAAATAAAGACCATGAACTTAAATGAGTACCTGGTCAATTTTTGTATTGGTATATATAGTAAATAAAAGTATACTTTATAAATAAATACATATTAGGAGCGATGAAGCATGGCTAAAGCTTTGAATTGTCCAAACTGTGCTGCAGTATTTAATCCAAGCAATAAATCATGTGAATACTGTGGTAGTTACATTATCACGTCTGAAGCAAAGCAATTAACATATGATTTGAATGAATTTAAGCCTACCTATAAAAAAATCTTTTTCCATGAAATTGAGATGGGTGTCAATGAACTACCAATACGTTCAGGCGTGGCGAATATTTATTATAGTACCACTAAATCTGACGGTGGCCGTTTGTTATTAACCAATCAACGCCTTATCTTTTGTGCCCATGCACTAAACATTAATCCTAACCTTTATTGGGAAATGCAGATTAATGATATAGATCGAGTAGAACTTGGCTTAAATCTTTTCATATCTCAAAGAATCAATATTTTCGATAGAACAAATAATAAATCTGTATTTGTGGTCTATGGTGGTAAGCAATGGATACAAGAAATAAATAATGTCTTGAATAAAAGACCAGGGGCACTTATATAGTTTGCTCCTGGTCTTTTGTTATTCTCTCCAATTCAAATCTATAAAGCTGCTAATTGCTTCTTTAATTCGATTCACTGGCGAACCTACCTCATCCACTACATGAGCAAGCAAGGAGAACCAAGAATGATGAGACACACCGTTACTATTTACATATCTCAATATTTCCTTGAATTCTCTTAATTGTGATTCGGATAATTCGTGGCGTAAATACTCTTTCACATATTCATTAACAAAAAGAATTTGGCTCATACTAATTTCTAATAGAATTGCAGTAGCTCGTGAGACCGTACAATCTAGTGCAAATGCCAACAGAGCAATTGCTGAATACTCACTTTGCGAAAACCTAATCGTAACTCGTTCGCCAGGTACATTAATACGTTTTTGTATAGTCTCATTACTAACATGGCCACGAAACATAGTGTTGTCAAATAACAAATCTCTTTTAAAATATTGGGACAAGTTTTCAATTGTTTGTCGATCTTTAATGACCATCATGCATAGCGTTGGACAAACATCCTTAACTGGTGTGTATGTAATGTGAGATAAGCGATAAATAACATCCTTTAAATCCAATTTCAGAGTAGGCTTCACATCACGTTTTTTATCTAACCGTTGACCTCTTCCGCCCTTTTTTTCCACTTCCCCAACCCCCAAATAGCAAATTATTTTTAGGACAGTGTCTTAGTGTCCCATGTCCTCTTCTCAATTTATGGCTACCTGTTCTTGTCCTAGAACGTTTAGAAAAAATTTATCTTGGCCAAACTGGAAACAAAACATAATGAGGTGATTAGTGGATGAGTACTACAGAAGAAAAAAGACGCAAAATTATTGAAGGTGTAAAAAAACAATCAGAACGCTATAACTTACCTACCTTCCCCAACAAAAAGAAAAAAACTAAAAAGACCAAGAGTGATAAATAATCTCTCCTGGTCTTTTTGAATTTAAAAGTTGAACATATACTTTCATGCTATAAAATTTAATAACAAAATAATCATCCCTATAACCATAAAAGCTTCAAAAGGCTTTTCTCTGATCACTATACTAATTTTTCGGATCTCCTTTTCAAGCACCTTTAAAACAATCCCACTGAACATGATGTAGATTACTAAATTTATTATTTGCATGTCTACCTCTCTCCTCTCTATTTTAAAGGAATTAATTCCTTTACCTAATAAAAGGAGAATCTTCAAAGTTTACCCCCAAAAATCTTAAAAATAATTCTTTTATACTATTCATTGACTCATAACTTAAAAGTTTTGATTAAATAAATAAGCTTGTAGGTATGGTTCCTACAAGTTTTCAATACTAGGATGCAAAACGTTACTGTTTTGTCACACTCCCATAATCACAGGTTAAAGGCAACAGAGATAATAGCGGAAAAACATTTATTTAATAATCATAATTTGATAAAGAATGAAAATACAGGAAATAAAGGAGTGCTCTTTTGTATTTAAATAATGGTGATTATTCTTGTTGTACTTATATTAGTCCATACCCACCTCATTTTATTACACAATGCTTCAATCAAAATCAATGCCCTCCAGTATGGCAAGGGTATCAACTATTTTCAGGAGGTAATGTACCTAACTGTGATTCATGTCGGGACTGGACCTCTGATGTACCTCAGAAACAACATGACTATAAACAAAATATGCCAAGGATTCCAGAATTCATGTATTCACGCTATGGTTGGAAAATAAAAGAGTTAAATGGTAAAAAATATTGGGCAGCAATGAATAAAAAAGAATATCAAATTGCAGTTGCTAATGTATTAGGTATACATCCATCTGAAGTAACTACATCTTGTGGTAGTATTGGTGATACTGGTTGTGATGGTTTCTGTCCAAGTGGACGGTTCTGTGAGTCCCAAGGAGGTCCTGATACTCACTTTTGTCATTGTAGAGGAATCCGTTAGCAAAATTACTCAAAGAAAGATCATGAATGATATTAGGATTAATCTTGGTTTCTCTCACCCTAATGAAGATATAATAGAGGAAAATGAGGCAAGGTTTATTATTTATCCAGAGTTTTATTGTTTTATATAGATAGCAAAACACATGATTCCTAAAATTAAAAAAATCCATCCTATAGGGGTGGATTTTTTTATGTCAAAATTCATAACTACTATTCTATAAATCCATCGTTTTGTGTACAACAAATAGCCATCTATTAAAATCTCACTTTTTGACATACAAAAATAAGAAAATTGTCTTTTTACTCGTCTACATCTATAATTATATAAAACGTCTGGACGTAGACAGAATAGAGGGATTTTATGAGAGTTATTGGCTATGCTCGTGTTAGTACAGATGATCAAAATTTAGACATGCAACAAATAGCCATTGAAAAATACGCTGCAGACAAAAATGTAGAATTAGTCATGTACGTGGAAAAGGTCTCCAGTAGAAATGATGAAAGAACAGAATTACATAATGCAATGAAGGCTGCAGCTGCAGGTGATCTATTTGTTGTCTTTAAATTGGATCGGTTAGCACGTAGCACAAAGGAACTGTATCAGCTAACTGATGAGTTGAAAAATAAAAATGTGGACTTTGTTAGTATTAATGATGCTTTTGATACTTCAACGCCAACTGGCCGTGCTATGTTTGGTATGCTAGCAGTATTTGCAGAGTTTGAAAGGGATATTATCCAACAACGTACAAAGGCAGGATTAGAGGCAGCAAAGAAGCGTGGTCGCATAGGTGGTCGCCCTTCTGTAGATGAGAAAACAAAACGGCACATCATAACCCTTTTTAATGCCGGAGAAAGCGCAGTTGATATTGCGAAGGAATTTGGAATTGCTCGCAGTACTGTGTATAAAATCTTAAATAATAGCAACTAAAGTTGTGGATAACTATTTTTTTACTATTTTTCCTTGCAAAACTTATCCACAAAGTTTATCATTCTATTTAACAAATACATGAACGAAAAAAATTGCATAAAAAAAATCGAGCTTCACAGCTAATTTGAAGGGACGGCAATCCCTAAAAACGCTCGACTCGATTCTTCAACCATGTGTAAACGGCACATCGGTTTGATACGCTTATATTATATGTTTCTGAACATAAATGCAACCATTTTGGCACAAATAATTTATATTATTTGTAAAATGCATTTTCAAGGCATAAAAGCATCTATCAACCTTTGACAACACACAGGTATGATAGATGCTTTTTTCGTTTCCAAAAGGAGCGAACCTTAATGACATTGCCAGCAACTCCCTATACATATCAACTTCTTCAACCATTCACATCTAAAGAGCAATTAAACGCAAATACTATTGCTATCCGTAATCAATTCAATGACTTATTTAAACCAGCTACAAAAAAGGTTTTAGATTTCCTACATACTCATGCATGTAAATTTTATGGTGTATGTTACATGTCAAAAAGTAAAATTGCTAAACTACTAGAGTTACACCGATCTACAGTTATTCGTGCTTGCGAACAATTAGAGTCATTAGGCATTATCACTCAGTATGAAACGAAACGCGTAAACGGTGATAAAAGACAGTCTACAAATGCAATTGTCTTTATACATCAGTTAGCAGCCAAAGAAGCTTTTATAGAGAATGCGACACCAGAATGCGACACCGTAGATACTCTTTTAGATACTCCTATTCTTTTAAATAATACAAATGACACAGAAGAACCTGTTGAAAAGAAATCTGAAAAATCGCTTTTAAAAGAAGGACTAAAAGCTAAATTACCTGAAACATTGAGCCAAGTGTTATCGCCTTTTTTTGATGCAAATGAAATGTATGATGTGGTAGGTACAATTTATAAAGCAAAAGCTTCTGTAGATAAAGAAATTAAAATTGAGGACCATGCAAGTGTCTATTATGCGAATATACTTTCAGTCATTAATGCCTGGGGACGTGGGAAAGCAAAATCACTTCATGGAGTGATGTATAAAGCTATCCAAAATGTTACTCGCACCATTTGGTTAAAAGAACGCGCTAATTCTTATTTCGGATTTTAATTCAAAATGAAGGCATAATAACTTCATTTCAGGAATATATAATAAAATGGATGTCTATATTAATTCAAAATGAAAGCAAAATGATTTCATTTTCGCTATACTTTTTGTTTTGAATGATATATAATTTCATTATGAAAGCAAAATGATTTCATTTTAGGAGGAATGATGATGATATTAAATTACAGACTAGGTGCTGACGTGGGTAACTCATCTACTAAGTCCATTATTAGACTAATGGACGAAAATACGAAACCAAAGGCTATGAAACAAAAAACGCTTGTTTCACCAAACGTTACAATACCTTCAGTAACAGAGGATGATCTTGAAACATCTGTTAGTAATCTAACAAATAATATGATTGCTCATATTAACAGCAAAGCATTAAAACGCCCTGGTACATTCGCTATTGGTGAAAAGGCTACATCTGTAGGACGTGTTAAACGCAACATGAATATTACAGTTGGTGACAAACATAAAAACGATATACCTGTTGTTATGGTATTAGGATTAGTAGCTTCTAAAGCTGTTCAAGACTACTACAAATGGAATAAAGAACTTCCTAAAGATATAAATGTTTCTGTAGAATATTCGACTGCTCTACCAGCGAGAGAATACGATCCATCAGTTGCACAGAAATTTGAAAATAGATTTCTAGATGAAACACACGTTGTCGATATATATGTAAATGCTACGCCAGTTACTGTTCGTATAAATTTTGATAAAGTAAAAGTTACCCAAGAGGGTGTTCCAGCGGTATATGCTCTTATTGAGGGTGGAGAAAAATTATTAGCTGAATATCATAGCGCATATGGTCAGGGTATTGGAAACAAAGATTTTAAAAACAGAAAGCTGTTACTAGTGGATATAGGAGATGGAACAACAGAATTTATTTATGTTGTAAAAGGAAAGCCTGTTAATGACCTTTGCGAAGGTAAACGCTATGGTGTTGGCCACGCTGCAGATGTGGCTAAAAAACTATTTGATGAAGATGTTAAAGTTGATATTTCTATGACACGTCAACAATTCATGCAAGTGGTATTTGACAAAGACCATCATTTCCATGACAAAGCAAACGGTGCTTTGGAAGATGCAAAAGTTGAACAATCAGAAATGATTCTAGAACAGATAACGGACATGTTCCTAAATACATTATCCGGTAATGTTGATGATGTTGTAGTGTTCGGTGGTGGTTCGGCTGCTTTCAAAGATGATATGTATGACGACCTTAAAGAGTTTACTAATTCTGTGAATGCTCGAACACTTTGGGTACCAAAAGAAATGGCTCCATCATTAAATGCCATTGGATTGGATATCCTTAATGATAAAGTGTTTTTCAAAGGGGTTGTAGCTGGTAATGGAGAATAGAAAATTAGTTTCTTGGCGTTTAGAAAAGTTGCCAAAGAATCAGCAAGACACTATTAACGACTGGTTGGACGCTCAACAAAATATACAATTATCACTTACAAATGTTGTACAACATATGATTGATCGCTTTGGTGTTACAGATATTATGAACTACGATGTGCAAAAGGCACTTTATACCAATCCTGAAGCTACATTGATTGAAAATCCTAAAAATGAGATTAAAGAAATAAATAAAGAGAACCAAATTGCTTCCTTGCCTGAACAGAGCAATACACTACAAATTACAAGTGATGATAAAGATGATGACTTGTATGGTGAATTAGCAGCTGAGGATCTTTGATAAGGAATTGAAAAGTTAAAGTTATTGCACAATATAAAGAAAGAACAGCCATGTAGCTGTTCTTTTTTATTTGTTTTTATGTAGTAATTTGTCCACAGACACATTTAAACATTCGGCAAGTTTTATCACTTGGTCATGAGTCAGCTTTTCAGTTTCCCACAATTCAAGTCTAGATACAAAACTGGCACTTTTGTATCCAAGATGTTCAGCCAGTTGAAGTTGGGTGAGGCCTTTGCGTTCTCGAATGATTTGAACGTTACCACCGATTGTCCATATTTCTTTATCTGTATATACATCCTTGGAACTGATTATATTTGTCTGTGTTGTATTCGTTGATGCACCTTGGAAATTTAGGTCAGTATTATTCATTTCATGTGGCAGATGATTTGGAACTTTGGGTTTTAGGAATGTTTTCAAAAATGTAGTAATAGCCTTTTTCACCATTCTCACCTCCTACTACATTATTTCAGAAGATGATAGTCATTGCTACTGGTATTTGTTAAATCATGATAATTTGTAGATCATATATATCATGTCTTTGGTAATGCTTGATAAATTATTTTTTTAAAAATGAGAACAAGCGTTCTTTTTGTGTTATAATTCTTTTGAAAAGGAGAATAAAGGTGTAAATATTGGAAATTTGCTAAATTTAATTTATTTATGCCAATTAATCCGAATATTTGTTATAGTGGATATATAAGTATTAAGCCGTTCGGCTGATTGATGGTCAAGAGAGTAGAAACTTTTCTACTCATTTTCGCCTACTTCGGGATCTATCCATTCCCATTCATATAAATCATCAAGTTCACAGCTAAGTATAGTCGCTATGTTTTTAGCTACCTGGATAGACATTTTTTGTTTATCTAGCACGTATTTATTGACTTGTTGCACTTTAACACCTAATAAATCTGCTAGCTCACGCTGTTCCATGTCTGCAGCGTGCAATAAATCACGAAGTAGGCATCTCTTGACCTTATAAGCCAACACAGACACCCTCTAACAAAATTTTAAATTAAGGCGGCGATGAACAATGTTTACAGAAAAAGAAATACAATTGCTCATACAATTTACTAAGAAACGAAAAAAATTGGATAAAGTAGAAATGGTACTAGAAAAATCATTTTTCAGTCTTATCAAAGAACTCGACAGCAAGTCTAATGTTGTCGACGAACCTTTTTCTGTCGACGCCGTCTAAAGTTTTAGCATGGTTCACTAATTGGTTTAAAAAGTTTAAATCAGCAATATCCATATCGTTATCAGTATTACTTGCGGCTTGATCTAAATAGCCATCCGTTGTACCAGGAAAGAAATCATCTACTTTCACTTCTAATGCTTGTGCTAGTGCAAACAATGCATCTTGGCTTGGCGCGATGGCTCCAGTTTCATAATTAGAAATTGTATTGTCACTTTTATCAATTTTTTTACCCAATTCTTTTTGTGTCATTTTCTTCTTTTTCCTATATTCTTTTATCTTACTTCCCACATAATTTGCTAAATCCTTCTCTTTTAAATTCATCATCATATATACCTACCTTTATATTTTTACTCAATAATCACTCTTTAAAAAGTATATCACTAACATACTCCCTTTAAAACTAATATATTCCTTAAAAGCGAACTTTGTTGTTGATTTATTCGGTTACACCGAGTATTCTTAACAGTGAGGAAGGAGGGATAATTTTGCAGTGGGTTTTAATTCGACTTAGAAAAGAACAAGGACTTTCTCAAAAAGACATAGCTAGGGTATTAGGTATTTCTGTAGCTTCTTACGGCGATAAGGAACGAGGCAAACAAGAGTTCACGATTGACGAAATGTTTACGCTAAAGTATTTTTTTGAACGTTCAATGGACGATATTTTTTTACAACGAAACCTCGGTAATCCCGAAGTTTCGTAAAAAGGAAGGTGATTACATGACGTTATTACAACAAGGACATTGCCGCCGATTGCAAAAAGCAGTTAGCGTGCGTGTCTATCAGTTAACGCAAGAAAAAGGAGCAACACAGGTACTTTTCAGAGCTATTCATTCAGCTATAAAAGGACGGTTCAACGTGACGTCCTATAAATCTATTAGTCCTAATAAATTTCAAGAAGCTCTAAGGTTTATTGAAACTTGGAAAGGATAGATGTTTAGCAATATTGGTCGTGTTATCACGGCACAGGAGGTACAGCACATGTTTACAACAGGAAACGAAACGGTGGACACCGTAGGGAAAATGCATTTTGAAGGAAATACGATACCGCACATTTGGTATAAAAATATCCGTTTTGAAAATGACAAGCCCGATTTAATAGCCATTATCATACTTGCTGAGATCGTTTATTGGTATCGGCCAACCTTTGTTAAAGATGAAATTACAGGAGAGCTTTTAGGAGTTAAAAAACGCTTTAGTGCTGATCTCCTACAACGGTCTTACGAAAGTTTTGAAAACCAATTCGGAATATCAAAACGTCAAGCAAAGGATGCCATAGTAAGACTAGAAAATTTAGGGATAATTAAACGTCATTTTCGCACAATCAATCCAAATGGTACACCATTATCTAATGTTTTGTTCATCGAATTGAGTACAAGACATTTAGGGGCTGTGACGTTCAAAAGTCAGAGGGTGTCACATCCAAACGTCATAGGGTCTGACATTCAAACGTCAGAGGTATCACATCCTAACGTCACCCCTATAACGTCTCAACGTCAGACGTATACAGAGATTACTACAGAGATTACTACAAATAATAATAATGATGATGATAATGCTCCAGGAGCTCACAAGGAACTAAATGCATTTGAGTTCTACGAACGAAATAATTTCGGTAGCTTGCCCCATCACGTCACAATGAAAATTGATAGTTGGATTAATGATATGTCAGAAGAGATCGTCATACACGCCATGAAGAAGGCTGTAGAAAACGGAAAATACACATGGGGTTATGTAGAAACTATATTAAAAAATTGGCATGTTAAAAGATTAACAACATTGGATGCTATTGAAGCTGAGGACAAGCGTTGGAAGGCAGCGCAACAAAGTAAAAACAACCGTCCTCAATACCAACCAAAAAATAAAGGTCCTGTTCCTGAATGGTTCCAAAATCGGAATGAAGCACAGCAGCCAGTACCAACTGAGCAACCGACAACCAATATAGATTTTGAAGCCGAACGTCAAAAGATACTAGCTATGTTAAATACAGAAGAAAAAGCACAAGCATAACTCATTAAAGGGGATGGCGATATGGAGCTGTATACGCTAACTAAAGGATGGAGGGTAGCTTTTGGCCATTTTAATTTAGCGGAAATTGAACAAATGAGATATGAAGGTTGGCGGATTGAATCAAAGGTGTATCTACAGCAAAAGATGCCAAAGCAAAGAAAGCCAATGAAGGTACCTAGAAAGGTTGCTGTAAATAAACATGGCATTCCAGTTCAACAGTAAAAAGGAGATCGATTATATGAGCATGAGATATTTTGAAGTAAATGAACCGTATTACGCACTTCTTAAAGCGAAAAATCCAGATAACGCAAAGGCAATATACACAAAAGTAGTTGGAACTGTAGAGCCAGTCATAGACGAACTGCTTGTAATGAATGAGGTACCAGTGGAATACGCCTCTATAGCTTACAGCCAATCCTTGTCTCAAAAGGGCATCCCAGTAGAAAGGATTGTCGATAGTCTGAAAAATAGAACGGAAATGATTTTAACTGTCGATGGATGTGTAGCATGAGCTGGCGTGATGCAAGAAATAAAAATCGACCTGTTACAGTGAAACGAAGCACAGAAGAAGCAGTAGAAAATGGCATTAAGGATTTACTGGCAAGAGGATATGTTGTGATTAAACGAGGCATTGTAGATGATGCAGATCAGGGGTATAACGCACATCGAACTGACTATTTAACTAGAAATATTAATAGTGCTAGAAAAAAGAATCTTAATCCAGTAGATACAGTTAAATTCTATGCAGTATTAAAGCGCAAATAAAAAGAGCTTACTGTGCGCAATACAGTAAGCTCTCAACTCAAAGCATAAAAAAATATTTAATTGAGTTATTATAGCAGGTTTTTATATATAAGCAAACGTTTTTTGAAAGCGAGGATGCAGCATGCAGAAAAAAAGGCTTAATCGAAAAAGCTTTTTGCAAGAAACATTCGAAGAATTTGATCGGTTAGAACGCTACACAGATCTATCTTGTTTGTATGAAGCCGTTACTTGGATGGTTAGTAGGAATCAAGACCAAAAAATAACTGCAGAACAAGTGGGCGTTTTGAAAATGATGAAAATCGCTGTTGCAATTAAAGACTTTTATGATCAAAAAAATGCAGTTGGTGAAAATTCTTATACATTTGATGAAATTTATGAAAATGCAATAGAGCCAATTAAAAATCTATAGGAGGGCAACAAAATGTCAAACACAGTAAAAATTTCAATGTTGCCAAAAGAATATCAAGAAATAGCCAGAGTAATAGGTGTTCAAACGTTTTTGAAGTTATGTAGACATTTTGGTGGTGTAAATATCACGGTACCACAACCAAGGTATTTAACACAGTACATCCGAAACACAAGGATAAAACGAGATTTTACAGGAAAGAACCTGAAAACACTTAGCCGTAGATATGATTTGAGCGAACAACAAATAAGAAAAATCGTAGAAGCTCCAACCACCCACTTACAAACAACCATATACGATTTCACAGAGCAGAGGTGAGCAGCTTGCAGGGGATATGTATTCAGGAAACTAATTCTAGCAATCTTAAAAAAGATGAAAAGTATTACCTCTTTCCACATGGCCAAGGTGCCTACTTTGTTAGCCGTTTTCCGACAGAAGGTTCACATTTCGGCGCCTATCAAAAACATTACTTTGAAATCGTAAAGGACCAAGACAATTGGCCACTAGAACCAATGAAACCAAACAACTTACCTGTACTACAGGAAAGAAAGGTCTATAAAGCAGATTTGATTTGGAGGAAAGAAGGGTATGCACATGGATCACCACTAGGAACGTATTTTTTAACAGCTACTACTGGCTGCTATCAATGTGCTACAGATTGCAATTTTTATGTAGATGCTGAGTTAAAACAATTTAAAGGGCGATTTCCTTTGCATTGGTTTAAAGACATTCAAGAATATGATGAAAACGCCACTGTAGAGTTACCACGTCATGAATGGCAACAGATGGACCTATTTAGTGTGTAGGAGGGGTGTTTGTGAAAATAAAGGATGATGGGATTACTTATGACAAGCAAGGTAGAATGTGCTACCACCCGAAATTTCACTTTAATCATGGAAAGCCATTTACTGAATCGGACTTAGAGTATATTTGCAAATTTTACGAGGTGGACGAGGCCAGGACAATTTCATTTGCAATAGGCAGAACAGAACACACAATACGGTCAAAAGTGGATTTATTGAGAAGAAAAGGGTTATTCGAATTTTACAGAACCCTTAACAAACATTGGTGATTGTATTTGCAAGGGGTGAAATCTAGGTGGGGAGAAAAAGGAAAGATCGGTACATTCTTTTTACTGGAGAAGCTCATGAAAAAGTTAAATTTGACTTTACAATGCGCCAAATAGAAACCTTTGTAACCTTATGGAACTTAGGGTGCCCAATCGACAAAATCGCCCAGAAACTATATACAAGCCAAGTTAGTATTGCCTTGATGGTGATGGATTTAGAAATGACTGGACGTATAAAAGAGCGTCCAGGTGGGTTAATGGGACAAAAGAAAGGAAGAATCAAATAAAATGATAGCTCAAATTTTAACCAAATATGATGATATAGCTTCAGTTAAACATGATTGTATAGAGGTTGCTATGTCAGATGAATACGGAAATGAATTAACTATTGAGGCTTTTTACTACAAATCATTACAAGAAGTAATTAAAAAGATTGAAAGAAAACACAGGCAGGCATTAAGCAGCATTATTAATTCAGGAAACGAAGTATGGGCGATTATCACAACGCCCAAAAGGTCATACAAACTTTCTACAATTACGTTTGACTGAAAGGAGGCTTTAAAAGTGCAGATAGTAAAAATTTTGATTGAGATTATAGCTATTATGTATTGGATTATTATGGGCTTGCTAATGCTCTTTACTGCTTATACACCTCCAAAATACGTTATAGCAGCTACTTTTATTATAACTGGAATATTAGTAGCCCTATTAGTATTTGTTAAGGTTCCAACTACAGAAGTCCATATCCATTATATTGAGGGCAAAATGAAATAGAAGAGTAAATGAATAATCGAAAGCTGTAATTATTAAAAACTAGAAAGAAAATGTGCAGTAAGGGGGTTACATTATGGGCGTGCCAAGAATTTTACATTATCCAGGGTCAAAATGGAGTTTGGCAGAGTGGATTGTAAGCCATATGCCAGAACATTCAACATACATGGAGCCATTCTTCGGATCGGGTGCCGTCCTTTTCAATAAAGAACCAGTAAAGGTTGAAACGATCAATGATATAGATGGTGATGTAGTAAATTTGTTTCGAGTTATTCGTGAAAGGCCGAATGAGTTGGCGCAAGCGATGCGTTGGACGCCATATTCACGAAAAGAGTACATCGATTCTCATGTTGAAGCTGAGGAGGATATTGAACAGGCAAGAAGGTTTTTGATCAGATGTTGGCAATCCATAAGGGTAAAAACAGGATCGATCTCAGGTTGGAAATGTAGAGGGACAATGGACGAGTACCATCATTTAAGACAATGGAACAACTTACCTGAAGATATATTGCTAGTGGCTGATCGATTAAAAAATGTCCAAATCGAAAACATAGAAGCTACCAAACTTATAAAACGATATAACAAGCCAAATGTATTAATGTACATCGATCCACCATATGTAGCAGCTACACGAAATGGAGCTATGTATGAAAATGAAATGACTGATAAGGATCATGAAAATTTGATCGATCATTTAATAAAACATTCAGGTCCAGTATTGCTATCAGGATATGACAGTGATCTTTACAATGATTTACTTAGAGGTTGGTCGAAAGAAACCAAATTAGGTAAACCCGTTGCAGGGAAATCAAGGGTTGAGGTTTTATGGATTAATCCATTTGCTGCAGAGTATGGTTTCAAGCAACAGTCATTATTTTAACTGCACAATATGAAGACTAAATGTTGGAGGGAAGTACGTGGATATGTCTGTAGCAATTACATGTGATTGTGGAAAAAGAGTAGAAACCAAGTTGAAGCGAGATCAATACGGCTTACAACTAGTAGATTCTATAGAAGAATCAGGTGCATTTGTTGTGTCAGCTACAATAGACTATACATTTCTTATAAGATGCACTTGTGGTAATGAAACAGAGGTATTTTGAATGAGAAAAAAACGAAAGGAAGTTATAAAGTGAATGAAAATCTAACTAGAGAAGAAATGCTGGCCTATCTTGGGGCGTTTGGAAAATGTGCATATGAATACTATTTAAAATTGGATGATGAAAAATTAAAACAAGAGTATGAGGATGAAATGATTGCATAAAAAAAGAGCAGCAGTCACCTACTACTCAGCCAAACTATACAAGAAAATTGTATCATACTTATTTTGTATAGTCGGGTGATAATAGAAAAATATTGGGGGAAATCAAATGAACGAAAAAATGCCAGATGGTGTATATATTATCCAAGCAGGAAACACAACGCGACTAGAGCCGAAACTACATGGACATGACACAATCTTTTGGAAGAATGGCCAAGTGTTAGATGTGGAACGGTCTGAGCGTATACGAGTGAAAAAAGATAAATAACAGTCCTTACGGAAGAACCGACGGGCAACAAACGACAGTGCTAAATGAGGCATTGTGTTTGTTGCTTTTTTATTTGAAAGGGGAGAAAAAAACATGATGGAATTAAATAAAGACATAAAGGATGCCGTAAATGCTATAGGACAACAAACAGCCAGTAGTGCCGAAAGAGTAGCAGCTGTATTAATGCAAATTGCAGAAGCATTTGGTGCAAGCGTAGAACAGTTACAAGATGCTTTGGCAGCCCTAACAATGAACACAGGGGGTTTAACATCAATGAGCGCTGATGAATTAGCTACAGCACTAAACACTATGAACCCACACAGACAAGTCATAAAACCAATTCACAGATTAAATTGTAATCGTCCAAGAATCACACACCAGGTATCTATTCGGAAACCAAGGCACTTGGTTAAAAAAATCATTCGATAAAAGGTGGTGCAGCGTTTTGAAAGAGCTGTTAGAAGAATACCAAAAAACTTTGAATAAAAATGACTTAAATATTCAATCCAATGAAAATCGGATTAAGAAAATAAAAGATACATTTCAAAACGCGCAAGCCTTAAAAGTATCTTTGCTAAAAGCGATAGATTTAAACAAGGAATTAAAAAGTAAAGAACAGGATCTTGTGATTTTTAAGGCAGCGAAAAGAGATCTGCAGTTTACTACAAAGTGGATTAAAACAGGAGTCCAACCTGATGCCCATTGGAGGGGAATTGAAAGGAACGATGCATACTACATAAACCGCCCTTACGATCCACTTATGATGGGGATTTTGATTGAAAATAAGCAAGCAAATGAACCTTTTGAGATGGTAGAAGAAAGCTTTTCAAGTGTTGAAGAAAAAGAAGAACAGGAACGTATTAAGTTTGACGATTCACTAACAAGGGAAAGAGCTCAATTATTTTATCAGGCAAAAGAAGTACTAACACGAAATGAAATTGAAATATTGTTGTTCATACAGGAAGAGAGATCCCAATCAGAAATGGCCAAATTCTTAGGCGTTTCACAACAGGCCATATCAAAACGAATTAAGAGCATTAAGAAGAAACTATCAAAGTTAGGCATAGAAAGGGATGATCTGTAATGAAGCGAGTAATACCAATACGTGACAAAGAAAAGATTAGAGAGTTTAAACATGCTTTAAAAGCTAAGAGTGAAAGAAATTATATTTTGTTCATGATTGGGACTAACGCTGGATTACGTGTATCAGACATATTGCCATTACGTGTACGAGACGTCAGGGGAGAGTATTTGGAAGTGATTGAACAAAAGACCGGTAATGTTCGGGATATACCTATAAACGACTCATTAAGACGTGCACTAGATAGATACATCAAAGGCAAGAAAGATAATGAATATCTAATCAAGAGCCGTGAAGGTGGCAACAAGCCTATTAGTAGATGGATGGCCTACAAGATTTTAAGAGAGGCAGCAGAGGAAGTAGGGCTTGCCAGGATAGGAACTCACAGTATGCGTAAGACCTTTGGATACAACTTCTACCAACGAACAAAAGACATAGAGACATTGTGTAAGATGTTAGGCCATAGTGATTCAGAAATAACGAAAAGATACATTGGGATAGAGGATGATTTTATTCGTGAGCAGTACCTAAAACACACGAATATTTGAAACCGTAATCCTTTTTCTTTCAGTATTAATTACACATAAAAATGACTAGGTGTAATTGAGAGAAAAATAATTATAAGATGCTGATGTATCAAGACTTCAACAGCCCTGTGCGAGTTACACAGAATATAAAGATATGGGGAACTGAATGAAAAGGGGTTGTGAGTTGTCAACTATAGGTGAAGGGACTACTCGTACAGGTGGTCATAGGTGATAGTATGAACCCTTGTGACAGTAGGCACAGGACATTTTTAAAAGGCTTGGGTCCTTCCCCAGGGGGTAGGGCTATGCGGGGCTTGCGAGCCCCATAAAACAGCTAAATTTGAAAAAAAAATATTACTACGGAATTACGGTTTGGAGGGTTGGAAATGGATGGCATTCGTGAGGATGATGGCATAATGCTAGTGTCCACTTCCCGACTATGCGACCTACTCGAAGTTACTGATAAGACATTGACCAATTGGAGAAGGTCAGGGTGCCCACAACATAGCCGTGGCTGGTGGGACATGAAAGCAGTTTTAAAATGGCGTGGTCAAATTTCGAGTGAGGATGTGGCTACGAAGAAGGGAAGAAATCTACAACAAGAAAAATTAGAATGGGAAGTTGAGTATAAAAAGCAACAAACAGAGCTTACCCGGATGAAAAACGATTTGGCAGAGGGGAAATATGTAGACCGGGACTTTGCAGAGGCAGAACTAAGCAGATTTTTCTTAGTCTTTAAAAAGTCTGTTACATCTTTATCAAGAAAGCTTGGCAATGTTATCAGCAGTTATGTGGAGCCTGTTGAAGCAAGACGAGTAGAAGAGGAAATTTCTAATACAATCAATGATGCCTTAGAACAAATGAGTGTGGATGGTGTTTATAATGCGAGAAAAGCAAAAAAGAAATAATAAATGGCCATTGTTTATTGAAAATGCATTAAAGACATTAAAACCACCTGAAAAAATGAATATGAGTGATTGGGCAGAGAAACATCGCATACTCGACACAAAATCAAGTGCTATTCCAGGACCATGGAGAAATTCTGTAACGCCATATCTTATAGGAATCATGGATGAATTTAACAATGTGCAAACAGAAGAAATTATTTTCGTAAAGCCAACGCAAGTGGGAGGCACAGAAGTTTTACAAAATGCACTAGGATACTTTGTTATGCAAGATCCCTCACCATGTATGGTGGTTTATCCATCACAGGACTTGGCTGAACATGTATCTGAAAACAGATTACAAAAGATGTTTGAAGTATCTAAGTCAATGGCAGAGAAATTTCTTCCCAATAAGTCAGAAATGTTAGAGCTGCAGTTTGAAGGGATGTTTGTAACGTTAGAAGGAGCAAACTCACCAGCTAGTTTATCTTCTAAGCCAATTCGATATTTACTTTTGGATGAGGTCGATAAATACCCAGGTGCTTCAAAGAAAGAAGCAGATCCAATTCGACTGTCGAGGGAGCGAACGAAAACATTTTCTAATCGAAAAATATTTATGGCTTCCACACCTACGCTAAGAACAGGACATATTTGGAAAGCTAAAGAAGATGCAGATGTAGTGAAACATTACAAAGTTCCATGTCCACACTGTGGCGAATTCATTGAGTTGAAATTCAAAAATATTAGGTGGGCTAAAAAAGAAGAAGTTGAATCACTTGCTGATCGTGCGGAAACTGCAAGGTATGTTTGCCAAGAATGTGGTTGTTTTATAACTGATAAACATAAAGCGCAAATGTTACGTGAAGGAAGATGGGAGATAGTAACCCAAAGAACAAAATTCCCACGCAAAGTATGTTTTTGGATGAACACATTGTATTCTCCGTTCGTTCGCTTTTCAGAAATCGCTAAAGAGTATCTGACCACAAAAGATGATCCAGAAGCCTATCAAAACTTTATCAATTCATGGATGGCTGAGCCTTGGGAAGATACAAAATTAAAAACTAATGCAGATATGGTTCTAGAACGTCAAACAGAATTTAACGAAAATATTGTGCCAGATTGGGCAGTTATGTTAACAGCTGGTGTCGATGTACAAGAAACAAGTTTATATTGGACCATTAGAGCATGGGGCCCATATTTAACAAGCCAGAATATTGCACATGGGCAAGCATTGAACTTTAAAGCAATAGAAAAAATTATGAATTTAGAGTTTAAAAGGGATAATGGAGAAGTATTACTAGTCCAACTTGCGGGAGTCGATTCAGGAGATCAAACAGATGATGTATATGAATTTTGTGCAAGAAATTCTGAATGGGCGATTCCAGTCAAAGGTGTACCAGGTGGCCATTCACATTTTAGACTTAGTACCGTTAATAGGAATACTTCTAGTGCTCATGGAATGCAGCTGTTATTGGTAGATGGCGGGAAATATAAAGATATGATTGCATCACGACTAGCAAAACCTAATGGGGAAGGCAGTTGGATGGTATATCAAGGTTGTGACATGGAGTACGCTGAACAAGTAACTGCCGAACATAAAATCCGAATTAAAGGAAGTAAACAGTTGGTATGGGTGCCTAAAACATCACATGCAGATAATCACTATTTGGACTGTGAAGTGTATTCGATGGCTGCAGCTGATGTATTAGGTGTTCGAAGATTGAGTCTAATGATGGATGAAGAGGATAGTGAACCATCTGAAACAGAGGGAAAAACAAATGATGATGCTATAAACTTTAACGATAATTGGTTAAAAACTAATGTCGATAGTTGGGTATAGAAAGGAGCTGTATCAATGACAACTCAGGACGAATTACAACAAGTTAACAATGCAATTGCAGCTATTGAAATTGGTGGGCAAGAGTATCAAATTGGTTCAAGACGATTAAAACGTGCTGATTTATCTGTGTTATACATGAGACAAAAGGAATTAAAAGACCAATTAGAGGTAGAAAAATCTGATGGCTTTGGCTTAGCCAACACATCTGTTGCTATATTTGACCGAAGGTAGGTGTGAAAATGAATTGGTTAGATCGAACAATTGCCTGGTTATCTCCTGAATCTGCATATAAACGGTTAGGGTATCGACAAGCTGTTAATGATATGCGTTCATATGATGCAGCTGGGGATGATCATTTAAATGCAGGATGGCGAGCTGTAAATGCAAAAGCAGAGTCTACAGATGGTATGTACCGTGATACCATTCGCGCAAGAGGTCGCGATTTGGAACGAAATAGCGATGTCTTAGAAAGTGTTGTCTTAGCATTTGAGAGAAATGTTGTTGGTGGTGGATTTAAGTTACAAGCAAAAACAGACAATGAGGAATTGAATACTGATATAGAATCTTTATTCAAACTGTGGAGTAGACCAAAAAACTGTGATGTAACCCAACAACAGAGTTTTTCAGAAATTTGTCAAATGCTTGTTCGCCGTCAAAAGGTGGATGGTGGAATAATTGTTGTTTTAAGATATATTGACGATGGAATTGTACCATTATCATTACAATTGTATGAGGTAGATGATTTGGACACTATGATACCAACAACTACAACTAAAAAAATTGTCAATGGTATAGAGTACAATGCGTATAATCGGCCTATTGCCTATTATTTAAAAAAGTACGATGCATATGGAAACTATATTGGTACATCTGAGCGAATTGATGCTAAAGATGTGCTTTTTTTATTCAAGAAAAAACGTCCTAGTCAGTTGAGAGAAATGAGTGAACTATCCTCAACACTACCAAGGGTTCGTGACATGAATCAATTCATGGAAGCAGTAAGTGTGAAGGAACGTGTTGCAGCATTACTAGCAGTCCTAATTAAAAGAGTTACGCCAGGTGGTGGGAATGGTCCTATGGGTCGTGGGAATGGTCAACCAGAGAAACGGAATGGATATACAGGGAAAATGTTACAACCAGGTATGATGGTGGAACTAAACCCTGGTGACGATGTACACGTAGTTCAACCACCTGCACAAGCAGCTAATTCAGCTGAATTTATACGATTACAACAACGGTTGTCAGGTTCAGCACAAGGAATTTCTTATGAAGTAGCAGCGCGTGATATGTCACAAGTTAATTATTCATCAGCTCGACAAGGGTTATTAGAAGATCAGAAAACATACTTGATGCAACAACTATTTTTAGTCGATCATTTTTTAATTCCAGTGTATGAAGCATTTCTTGAATCCGCAATTTTGGCTGGAAAGGTTAGTATTAAGGACTTTCATTCAAAAAAGGATAGTTATCTAAAACACGAATGGGTTGCGCCAGGTATGAAATGGATTGATCCACTTAAAGAGGCGAATGCCAATAGGGTTGCATTAGAAACTAATCAAACAACACTTGCCGAAATTGCAGGTAATACAGGGAACGATTGGCGCGAAATAGTAGATCAACGTGCAATCGAAATCGAATACATGCGACAAAAGGGGGTGATAAGTAGTGAGTCCAACACAAATTTCAAAGAAATCGAAGAACTCATCAACGAAACAGAGGACGAAAAGCGAAAAGATGAATCGTGATTTATCTTTTGATATTCGGTCATTAGATGATGATAAGAGAACTTTTGAACTTTCGTTTTCATCAGAAGAGCCATATCAGCGTTGGTTTGGTTCAGAAATTTTATCACATGAACCAGGTGCTATTGATTTAAGCCGATTGAATGAAATCGGTGTACTTTTATACAACCATAATCGAGACAAAGTAATTGGCCGTATTGATAAGGCGTGGACAAAGGATAATCGAGCGTATGCACAAGTTACCTTTGATGAAGATGCTGACTCAGATGTGATTTATCAAAAAGTAAAATCAAAAACTCTTAAAGCTGTTTCAGTCGGCTATCAAGTTGAATCATGGGAAGAAGTTTCAGCAGGTAAAACATCAGCAAATGGTCGCCATGTGGGACCATGTAGTGTTGCTTTAAAATGGCAACCATATGAAATTAGTATCGTATCTGTTCCAGCTGATGCATCAGTAGGTGTGGGCCGAGATATGGAAGAAGAATTTGAAGAAGATATACAAGAAAAAGGCGACTATTCATATTATGAACGTCAAATTTTACTTAATGAAAACTTACTTGGAGGGAAACAATAATGAATTTATTACAAATGTTAGCACGCCAAAAGGCGATTGTGGATGCTGCCAAAGCAGAAGGAAATCGTGCGTTATCAGCTGAGGAAAAGCGCGAATTTGATGAATTGCAGGGTAAAATTGATGCTTTACGTGCACAGGGTGAGCCAAATGAGCCAACACCTGAACCAACAGACAATTCACAACGTGCCCTTGCAGCTGAACGTCAACGTGCCCTTGAAATTACATCACTTTGCCGAGACTTTGGTTTAAATGCTGAGGATTATATAAAAGATGGCCATTCAATTGACCAGGTTCGTCAATTTATACTGGAAAAACAAATTAAAGATCGTGCTCCACAACCTTCAGGCATTCAAATGGGGAAAGATGAGCGTGATAAGTTCCGTGATGCAGCTGCAGATGGTTTATCTTTACGTGTTGGAATGAATGTAGAAAAGCCAAATGAAGGTGCAGGAGAATTACGAAACTTATCATTACGTGAATTAGCAAAAGAATCACTGATTATTGAAGGTGTAAACAACGCCTATCGATTAAGTGATGATGAGCTTTTACGTCAACATTTAACACCAGCATCATTATTCACTAACATCATTGATCAAACGGCTCGTAGTGTTTTCCAACAAGCATATACAGATGCAGCTACAACATATCAACATTGGACACGCCGTGGCACATTAACTGACTTCCGACCAACTAAAACATATCAAGTTGGCACTGCAGGTGAACTATTACTAGTTTCTGAAAATGGCGAATTAAAACATGATGATCCTAATGGTGTTGAAGGACCAACCCGTCAATTATTAACTTATGGACGTCAATTCTCTATGTCGCGCCAGGCATTTATCAATGATGATGTAAGTTTTATTGAAACTATTCCAGCAAGATATGCACAATCAGCACGACTTGGAATTAATCGTTTGGTGTATCAAACATTAGCTAAAAATCCAGCTATTTGGGATGGTAAAACACTTTTCCATACTGATCATAAAAATGTTATGGAAACAGGCGGAGCACCATCAGTTGATACATTGTCACAAGCACGTCAGTTATTAAAAAAACAAACAGCTGCAGGTGGCGATGTGAAATTAAATATTCCAGCGCGTTTCATGTTGGTGCCAACTGCATTAGAAACAAAGGCTGGCCAATTAATTGGTTCATCTGTGGATCCGTCACAAGTTAATCCTAATATTCCCAACCCGTTCTACAATCAATTTACAATTGTTTCAGACGCGGAGCTTGATGATGCAAGTATAAATGGTGAATTAGAGTGGTATGTGACATCTGATATTTTACGATCACCAATTCAAGTTGATTTCCTGAATGGGAAAGACATGCCAACGATTGTGATGAAACAAGCACCGGCAGGCCAACTTGGTTTCCTTTGGGATATTTATATGGATTATGGTGTAACAGTTGTAGATTATCAAACAGTAGTTAAGAACAACGGTAAATAAGAAAGGGGTCAAAACATAATGGCACAAGCAAAATATGTACAACGTGGCGAAACAATTGATTTTATTAATAACACTAGTGCTGAGATTACAGCTGGTGAGGTTGTTAATTTATCAAGTCGGATTGGTGTTGCTGCTACTGCAATTCCTGTGGGTACAAAAGGAGCTATTAATGTAATGGGGGTGTATGATCTACCTGCCCTTACTACAGAAGCACTAACGATGGGTCAACCTGTTTATTTTAAAGATGGCAAGGTACAAGCAACAGAAGCTGATGCTACACCTGCAGGTTGGATTGTAGAACCTAAATCGCAATCTAGGGCACTTGCTCGCGTAAAGATAGACTAATGGAGGTATTCTAATGGCCATTATTTTAGAGTCAATAACACATGTATGGTTTGCTGGTCGAATGATCGAACCAGGTGAAGTTTTTTCAGCAGATGATGTTTTTGCGAAGAGGCTTATTGAAGGTGGGTCTGCAAAAGTTGCTAATAGTGTTCCAGTAAAACCTACACAACAACCTAAAACTCGAAAACGTAAAGAGGATGAGGTTGATGAGTAAAAAATTTAAGGACTTTTTACAACAAGACCTCACAAATGTTTTCTTTAATGCAGAGGAATTAGCAGATAAACATGTCTTAGGAGGTAAAGAACTAGATATTGTTGTTGAAAGCTATTTGGGTGATGTGAAAGGGTATGGTAAGGATCAGTTAGCAGTATCCCAAGAGGTGTATTCACATCTAAAAACAATCCTTGTTAAAAGTAGTGATTTTTACATCCCTAATATTGGGAGTATCTTGGATTTAGATGGTGAAGAATACTATGTTGAAGAGGCTAATGAGGAATTAGGGGTTATTCGGATTGTAATTAGTGCATATGAAAGTTAGGTGCTTTTATGATTGAAATCAATGTTCTGCAGATAGAGCGATTAAATCAAATATTCAGAGACACACCAGCACAGATACCTATTGTATTATCAAGGGCTATAAACAGATCAGCACAAGCTGGGAGAACGCAAGCCGCAAGAGAAGCAAGGTCAAAGTATACAGTTCGGCATGGTGATGTTCTGAAAACCTTAAAAATCAATCGTGCCCATAGGGGTAATTTATACGCTTCTATTAGTTCTAGAGGTGAATTAATACCCTTAATTGCGTTTAATCCAAGGCCAACGAGCAAGGGTATTAGTGTTGCTGTAAAAAAAGGAGAAAGAAAGCAATTAAAATCGCTGTTCCTAACAACACTTACAAACCCAAGGTATTCAGACAGTGCTACAAACATCTTTGGGCGAGTTTCTGCCAAACGGTATCCTTTGAGAGGACACTACGGTCCATCGATCCCACAAATGATTGAAAATGAGGAATCAATGGCACCTGTTGAAGGAAGAATCAAAGAAGTTTTATATGATCGTACTGGACATGAAATAGAATTTTTATTAAGGGGTTGATTGTGGTTGCATGGCATAGATTTAGTAGATTCTTTGGGGAACTTTTTAAAAGAGACGTTAAAAGACTTAGAGTTGCCAACCAAAACGCTCGAAGTCTTTAAACCTCCTAACGTTTATGGAGGATATCCACCATCTAAACCAAGCCAACGAACTGATGAATTTGATTCAGAAGGTTATCCATTTGTTATCGTTAGGTATTTAGGACAAACAGATGTGGTGTATGATAAAAAAACAATCGCTGTACGCCTTATTGTAGGGACTTATAGCAAAGATGAACAAAATGGTTGGCGAGATAATTTAAACGTCTGGAATCGCATAGAATTGGCGTTAAAAGAGACACAAACAATAGGGCCGTTTGCTTTAACAGGGAAAATAGAGTTAGATCTTTTTGAAGAGCAATTACGACCAACTTGGCATTCTACAGCAACAGTAGAATTTGAAGCACCACAAATTCAAGTGGATAGGAGTGTATTAGAAGATGAGTTCTAAAATTGAAAATGAAAAGGCATCTCCAGAACAAGTAGGGGATGCAATTAAAAAGGCATCTGCTAAAACTAACGCAGATGTCCTTATTTATGTTGGTCCTACTACCAAGCAACTAACACAATATGCGACTTTTATTGGTGGTTTACCTGTTCACATGAAAGAGCATTTAGATAAATGCAAGGTATTAGAAAAGCTATTCATTCCTACAAAAGAATTTGAAAGCTTTGAAACGCAACTTTCAGACGCTAATTCAGTGGAAAGTATGCTGTTTAAAAAAGCAAAAGACTATTTTCAAAGTGAGGTGAAATAATTATGGCATTTCGACATGGTTCCCGCGTAACGGAGGCACCTACTTCTTTAATGACACCTGTTGTCGCTACTGCAGCATTACCTGTTGTTTTTGGTACAGCACCAATTAATTTAGCGAAAACACCACAGACCAATCAAATTGTTGTAGCTTATTCATTCGGTGAGGCACAAGCTGCTTTGGGTTATTCGGACGATTGGAAGGACTATACACTATGTGAAGCAATGGATGCAGCATTCCGTTTATTTAAAGTAGCGCCAGTTATTTTTGTAAATGTGTTGGATCCGGAAAAACATAACGAAACAGTCAAAGAAGAGGTACCAGTTGAAAATAAGAAAGCTGTTATTACTAAAAAAGGTGTTTTATTAGACACCTTAAAAGTGAAAAAAAGCGAAGCAGATGAATCGCCTTTAAATCGAGATGAAGATTATGTGGTTTCTTTTGATGATGATGGCCAAGTAGTCATTGTGCCATTAATTACAGCTACTAAATTATTTGTTGAATTTACACGTATTGCACCTGAAAAGGTAACAGCAGAGGATATTATTGGAGGTTCAGATGTAAATACAGGCAAGGTAAAAGGCTTGGAATTGCTCAATAGCGTTTTCCCGAAAACAGGTATGGTACCTGGCTTAGTGGTAGCTCCTAAATATGCAAAAAATCCAATGGTTGCAGCTGTGATGAAGGCAAAGGCATCTGTTGTAAACACATATTTCCGAGCTGCTTCAGTATCAGATATTGATACGGCAGAAGCAGATGTTTATACAAAGGCTAATGAGTGGAAAAACAAAAATAATTACACAGGTACTAATGAATTTCTGGGATGGCCATTATTAGGGCTAGGTGATAAGGTTTATCACTATTCTACACAGCTTGCATTTCGTATTGCCAAAACTGCAGCAGAAAATGGAGATTTCCCACATGTCAGTCCATCTAATCAGGCATTGCAAATGACTAAAATGTTAAATGAGGCAGGCGATGAAATTGATTTAGGGCCAGATCAAGCGGAACTATTAAACTCTCAAGGTATTTCAACAGCTCTTAATTTTAGGGGTGGTTGGAAATGTTGGGGGAATCGAACAGGGGCATTTCCTGCTAATACAGATGTAAAAGATAGTTTCATCCCTGTGCGCCTTACACATAACTGGATTGCTAATACAATCATTTTAACTACGTGGAGTAAGGTTGATGCACCAATTACACGCCGTTTAATTGACAGTATTTGCGATACCATGAATATGTGGTTCAATGGCTTGGAATCGCGTGGTGTTATTATAGGTGGCCGTGTTGTATTCAAAAAAGAAAACAATCCGACACCTGATTTAATAAATGGGAAAATTCGTTTTAACTACTACGTTGCAGCACCTACACCAGCTGAAGATATTGAAAACATACTAGAGTTTGATCCAACGTATTACAATAATTTATTCGAATAACAGGGGGAATTTTGAATGAGTATCATTCCTGAAAAATTGAATGACTTTCGGGTGTTCCTGAGTGGGAAACCTGATTTAAAGGGAGTTGCAGACTTGCAGCTCCCTTCTTTAGAGGCTTTGACAGAAACAGTAAATGGTGCTGGAGTTGCTGGTGAATATGAGTCACCAGCATATGGCCATTTTCAAAGTATGAAATTTACAATCAATTGGCGTGTAACAAGTGATGAATTGCTAGATTTCTATAAACCTGAAGCTATTACAGTTGATTGTCGTTTAGCCAATCAAGAATATGACGCAGTGAAAGGTAAACACCATTTCAAGCCGAATCGAGTGGTAGTCCATGGTCTGGTGACAAAAAATGATTTAGGGAAAGTTCAAAAGGGATCACCATACGAAAGTTCTACTGAGATAGAAGTACTTTATTTAAAACTAGAACGTGAAGGAACAATCTTACTTGAAATAGACAAAATCAACTATATCTACAAGGTTGATGATGTGGATTATACAGCGCGTCTACGCGAAGCATTAGGGATGTTCTAAATAAAAGGAGGAGCAAATAATGAAAATTGAAGAACAAAACGAACAAGTATTACCAGGAGTCCAAGAGGCTGTAACAAATCAAAAGGAGACTAATCCAAAAGTGGCCAATCCAAATAGAATCATAGTACCAATAAAAAAACCAATTGAAATAAATGGTGAAAAAGTGACTGAACTAATATTAGATTTCACAGAGCTCACAGGGAAAGACATTTTGGATATTGATGCAGAGTTACGAATGGAGAATCGCCCTGGTGGTTTTGACAGCATTTATAACCAGGATGCCATGTTGAAATTGGCTGCGCGTGGAATCGGTTGTATTCCACCAGAGTTAGAAAAATTGCATGGTGCAGATTTCTTTGAATTGCTGTTACAAGTACGATCTTTTTTCATCCAGTGGTAGGCGACCAGGGCGGAGCTAAGGAATTTAGAAAATCCTTTTTAGTCTTGTCTGGGAACCACCATACAAGTATTGAGTTTTGGCAGTCTTTAAGTTTGATTGAATTAAGGGCTTGGAGTGAAGCTGCTACTGAGGAGGTAGAAAACAATGGCTAGAAAAGCATTGGAAATGACTATCGAAATCGGTGGACGTGTAGCAGGAACGTTAGGAAATGCATTTAGAAGAGCTACAGGCGATATTGATGATTTGCGTAATCGATCACGTGCAGCACAACGCGAACTTAATCGACTAGGAAACGAATTCCGACAAGGGCGTATTACACAAACGCAATATGCCCAAGCAACAGGGCGTATTACAAGGGAAATGCAACAACTAGAAGGTGCTCAAAGACGTATTAAAGCAATAAGTGGTACTCTTCAAAGTGGTTTCAATACTGGAAAAGTTGTTGCGGGGATGGCTGCTATTGGGACTGCTACAGCAGTAGCAGCAACAGCAATGTCCTCACTTAATACAGCGTCAGATTTCCAAGCACAAATGGCCAAGGTTGGGGCTAAAACAGAAGCAACTAAAGTAGAAATGAAAGCCTTAAATCAAGAGGCTTTACGGTTAGGAGCAAGTTCTAGCTTATCTGCTTCACAAGTAGCACTTGCAATGGACGAACTTGGTGCAAAAGGTTTTGACGCAACTAAAATTATTTCTGCAATGCCAGGATTAATTGCTGCTACAGAGGCATCAGGGGAAGATTTAGCGTTAGTTTCAAACGTTGTAACTTCAGCTATTAATGCCTATGGTATGGAGGCGACAGAAGCAACCCGCGTTGCTGATGTTATGGCCATGAGTGCTAATAAAACGGCAGCAGGTGTAGGCGACTTAGGATATGCATTTAAGTATGCAGCTCCAGTTACTAACACGCTAGGAATTAAACTTGAAGAATTAGCAGCTGCAACAGGTTTGTTAGTTGACAAAGGACTTGCAGGTGAACAAGCCGGAACAGCGTTGCGTATGTCTTTAATTCGTTTATCAAAGCCTCCAGCTGAGGCAGAGGCAGCTTTAAAAGAATTGAATATCACAGCAACCAATTCACAAGGCAAATTTAAAAGCCTAGCCACTCTTGCGAAAGATTGGGAAAAGGCCACGGCAAAGCTTACTGAGACACAAAAAGTGCAGTATGCGGCAACGATATTTGGTGTAGAAGCATCCACAGCTATGTTAAGTCTATTTGGATCTGGTCCAGAAAAAATAGATGAAATGACAAAGGCTTTAGAAAATAGTGGTGGTGCGGCCGCGAAAGCAGCAGCAGTCATGAAAGATAACTATGCAGGTGCAAAAGAGCAAATGTTTGGAGCCCTTGAATCTGCTCAAATTGCATTAGCAACACCATCTTTAGATGTGTTAAAAGATACAATGCAAGGTTTAACAGGAATGATTGAGGATGGCATGCCAGCAATTGAAGCTGCAGGTCAAAAAATAGCAAATGGTTTACGTGATATTTTGGAGCCATTTGCTACAGTAAAGCCAGAGTTAACACCTGAAGTTCGCCATGATCCGGAAGCTTTCAAAGCGTATGAGAAAGAACTAGCGAAATTTAATCATTTTAATGGGATGGATTTTGGCGATAAAGTAATTTACATGTTGGATACTGCTACTGACAAAATGGAAACATGGTTAGGTGGTAGTGGTGGCGATGCAATGGGCCGTATCTTTTCTAAATTAGGTGAAATTGCTTTTGAAGCTTGGCTCGGTGCATTTACAGGTTCATTGAAAGCAGCTGGTAGTAATTTAATGGATGGTAATGTAGGTGGAGCCGTTGGCATGGGCGCAGCTGCTTGGATGTTAGGTGGAGGCGCAATGGTAAAAGGCGCTGTTGGTGCAGGTCGTTGGGCTGTAGGTAAAATTGGTGGAAGATCCACTGCATCTGCAATGCCAGCACCTATAGCATCTTCACCAACCACGTCTACAGGATCAGCACCTATGATTGGACCGTCAAGAACCGGAACAATTACACCAAGGGTACCAACAGCAACAACATCTGCAGGGCCGGCACCAATGGTTGGCCCATCAAGAACCGGCACAATCACGTCAAGGGTACCAACAGCAACCGCATCTACAGTTCCGGCAACAAGAACTTTAGGAAGTATGGGGAAAACAGCATTTTCGGCACTCGGTAAAGTTGCAAGTAAAGCGATGTTGCCTCTTACTGTAGCATCTGAGGCTATATCCATTTACAAGTCAAATGACAAAGTAAAGGCAACAGGTGAATCAGCCGGAGGTGTAGCTGGTGGTCTTGGTGGTGCTAAAATTGGTGCTGCTATTGGAACAGCCATTGCACCAGGTGTAGGAACAGCTATTGGTGGTCTATTAGGTGGCGCCGTTGGATATTTTGGAGGTAAATGGTTAGGTGGTAAAGCAGTGGATACTGTACGTGGGGATAGTAGTGCCACAGCAAAAAGTACGCCTGCACCTACACAACCAACTTCCCAAGATAAAGCAACTTCACAGACATTAGATACAGGGAAATTAAACACATCAATAGCACAGCTTTCGACTACTTTAGATACTGCTAACACATCATTTGCAACTATAAGTACATCTTTCACAAAGCTACAAACTAGTGCTACTACTACTGCAGTAAATATGGATAATTTAACGATGTATTCTGGCCAAGTAAGTACAAACTTTGTCACATCGTTTTTCTCATTAAAAACATCAACAGATATTTCAGCTTCAAACATGGCTACTTTAGCATCAACCATAGGACAAGCAAGTGGATGGATTAGCTCCCTTTCAGGCATTCAAACGGCTGCTAATAACGTCATAGCATCTTTAAATGGCCTGAAAGCTCGTATTGATAATGCACAGATTCCAACTAGTGGTGGTGCAACATCAAGGAGGACAGCATATGAATAGTTACACAACTATCCAGGGTGATACGTGGGACTTAATAGCATACAAACTATGGGGGAGCGAGTATTTGCTCCCTCTTTTGCTTGAAGCGAACCCAAAACATCGGCATACTTTGTTCTTTTCAGGTGACATTGTGTTAAATGTGCCTAATATTGATACAGCAGTTTATACGCCACGTCCTGCATGGCTTGGAGAGGATGATGATTTATGAGCACTACACTAATGGCCAAACGAACAGTTTTAGATTTAGATTATAACCATGCAAATATTACAGCACAACTGGAGCAGCATTTAATGGATTGGACATTTACGGACAATTTATCTGGAGAGATAGATGATCTAAACATTAAATTAGAAGATACAAATGCACTTTGGACAGGGGCTTGGTTTCCTTCTAAAGGATCCCTATTAGTACCTACAATAATTAGAACGTATTGGACAGATAATCCGATAAAAACAAAGTTAGGCAAGTTTGAAATTGATGATATATCCGGTGCTAATTCTATTGTAACTATTAGTGCTCTAGCTACTTCGGAATCAAATAGCCTACGTGGAGAAGAAAAGTGCAAAGCGTGGGAAAAGGCCACATTAAAAAAAGTGATTGGAGATGTAGCCAGGGCAAATAAATTAAAACTTGTTTGGCAAACGTCAGACAATCCCAAAAAGGACCGGTACGAACAGGAGGGAGAAACTGACCTAAAGTTTATTTTCCGTCTTTGTAAGGATGAAGGTCTATGTTTGAAACTATCAAGTAATACAATTGTCGTTTTAGATGAAAGTGATTATGAAAAACAACCTATTGTAGAAACCATTCGTAGAAAAAGCAAAGATACAGATGTAATAAAGGTCATTAAGCATTCCTTCAAATCTACACTTACAGATACGTTTAGAGCGTGTCGTGTTTCCAGTCATAATGCAAAGAAAAAGAAAACAATTTCGGCTACCTTTACAGCCCCAAAAGCTCCAAAGGTAGGAAGAACGTTAGTTATAAAAGAAGATGTAAAGAGTACAGCAGAAGCACAGCGTTTAGCAAAGAAGAAATTACGTGAAAAAAACAAAAATGCTACAACCATGACTTTAGAGGTCATTTCCAACATGCATATTGATGCTGGAATGACCTTTAATATTGTGGATTTTGGCAAGTTAAACGGTAAATATATTGTTACAAAGGTGACCTATACACAATTTACCGTAACACTTGACTTAAGACGATGCTTGGAGGGCTATTAATGAAAATGGAAGAGTGTACAGTTTCACAGGTTTTCCCAGATCGTGGGACAGTCAGGGTGAAACGTGAGCAATCCGATGGCACTATATCAGCCGAGTTGCCAATATTATTTCAATGGACATTAAAAAATCAAGAGTATACTATGCCAGCCATAGATGAGCATGTTGTTTGTGTTTTTAATGGATCCATAGGTTATGTATTGGGTGCCTTCTATAGTGATGTATCCACACCACCTGTTAAAGATGTGAATAAACAATATATGCGTTTTGAAGATGGTAGTTTTATTGAATATGATGTAAAGACACATCAATTGTTTGTAAAGATTGAGGGTGAGCTAAGTATAGAAACAAAAGGATCAGTGATAGTGAATGGACAGACATTAACCCTTAATGGAAGTTCGTCCATAGATTAAAGGAAGGTAATCAGTATGACGAAAATAGGTAGCTTTGCAGACGTTGTATTTGAAGTATCAACCGAAAGAGTATTAACATTTGATGATTTTGAAAGAACCAATAGCCCTCGTTGGCAAGAGCATACCATACTTGGCCAAAAGCCTATATTAGAATTTGAAGGTCCTGCAGCTGATACAATTTCTTTCACCATATTACTTAAAGCAGAATTGGGTATAAATCCTGGAAAACAGTTATCAAGATTACGCAATTTCAGCCATAGTGGAAGAAAGGGTCTATTCATTCGTGGTAATGTTCCTATTTCTACAAATTATTTTGTCATTACAAATATTCATGAGAAGCATAGAAATATTGATAAACAAGGGAATGTATTGTTGATTGAGGTAGATCTAGATATAAAGGAGTACCCAAAACAACCCCCTAGTGTGTCAACAAAAAAAACAGTTTCTTCAAATCAAAAGAACAATAAGGCTGCTACGTCTAAAAAAGGAACAGGTACAATGACCATCACTGTAAAGTCAGTTCATATACGTGGAGGCCCTGGTGTTAATAACAAGGTAGTAGGATATGCCATGAAGGGTGATAAATTAACCGTTTATGGTGAAAAGAATGGGTGGTATTCATTGGGTGGAGGTAAATACATCAGTGCTAACGATGCCTATTCAACTTTTAAGAAAGGATGATGTGCATTGTATGAAGTAGAACCAATGAAAAATATAAAATTCGGTGCGACAGGAGTAGAAGAGATTCTACAGAATGTCGCTTTTGTTTTGGCCACACCTATTATGAGCTGCCCTTTAGATCGTGAATTTGGTCTAGACACAGGGATTGATGAACCGATTCAAATTCGAAAAGCGAAATATGTACACGATGTAACAGAGGCTATCGGAAATTTTGAACCAAGGGCAATTGTTAACTCTGTAGAAGTTCAAGGGGATGGACTTGCAGGAAAATTGGTACCAAAAGTGAAGGTGAGTATAAATGACGAATCGATTTAATTTACCAGACTTAAATTTCTTTGAAAAAGATCCTGAATTAATTGAACGAGAAATGCTTATGCATGTGGATGATCAAACAGGTTTGTCACTACAACGCGCCGATCCTAGAAGAAAATTCTTGCAAGCATTTGTTCCTTTTATATCAATGGAGCGAAACCGTTTAGATCATAAATTAAAGCAAAACCGTCTAGCGTATGCAGAGGATGATACATTGTTACATATGGGCTTTGAAATGACAACTGAGAAGTTGGGTGCAAAAGCAGCTGTAACAACTATGGCTATCATACCTGAAGCAGATAGACCAGGGACAGTTATTATTCCAGCTGGTTCGTTGGTAGGTGAAGATCCTTACTTTGCATTAGATGAAGATATAGTAATTCCTTTGGATGAAACGACGGCAACTGTTGAAGCAACTTGTATCGAGTTGGGAGAGGTCGGAAATGGCTTTTTGCCAGGTGAAATATCTTCATTTGTTGAACCAATCGCATATGTGAAATCTGTTCAAAACACAACTATTTCAAGTGATGGAGTAGAAGAAGAATCAGATGACGCTTATGCAGAACGTATTCACTTGGCACCAGAACAGTTTTCTACTGCAGGTTCAGAACTTGCCTATATTTATTGGGCTAAATCTGCTAGTCAGGAAATTGTAGATGCATCAGCAGACACACCTCTTGAGGGTGAGGTTGATGTCCGAATTTTAATGAGGGATGGGAGACTTCCAACTGAAGAGGAAATTAAATTGGTGGAAGAAACCGTTTCATATAAAAAGACTCGGCCTCTTACTGATAAGGTAACGGTGGGTGCACCAACAGTAGTTGGTTATGAGGCTGTTGTAGAATATTGGATTTCACGTAAAAACGCCACAATAGCTACAATAATTGAAGGACAAGTAAATTCAGCATTTCATGAATATCAGGTATGGCAGCGTGAGAAAATGGGGCGTGATGTAGATTTATCGGAATTAATAGCACGTTTAAAACAAGCTGGTGCCTCGCGTGTAGCAGTCAATTCTGAGATGTTTATAGAAATTGGGAAAACAGAAATTGCACACCCAACCCTTACATCACTAACTTTACGAGGTTTAGCTGATGATTGATTTAAATATGTATAAAAAGTTGTTGCCATATAGTTTGTCACAGGATCCTGTATTAGTAGCCATGTTTGAAGCAATCATTATTCAACTTAAAGAAGCGTACGATGAAGCTGATTTACTTTATGACTTAGTCAATATTGATAAACTGCCAGAGCCGTTACTTGATGTAATTGCATATGAAAAACACGTTGATTTCTATGATAATCAATTAACTATTGAACAGAAACGTGAACTCATTAAATCATCCATAAGCTGGCATAGAAAAAAGGGTACACGCTGGGCGGTTGAGCGTGTTGTTTCTATTGTTTACCCTAATGCTAATGTATACGAATGGTTCGAATATGATGGTCATAAATATCGTTTCAAAATTGAAGTGGATGAACCTTTCATTGCAAGTAAAGACATGAAACGATTGCGTGAATTGGTAGAAGCTACAAAAAATAAGCGTTCTTGGCTTGAATATATCGCTATAAAAATGCCACAGACACAATATATCGAACTTGAATCAAATCAGTATCACTACCCTATATATTTACCGATTTGCGGGGAAATACATTGTGAAGGTGTGCCTGGTGTTGCGACCAATGAAGCACTTGAAATGAAATCTGAAAATTACACGTATCCAGTCTATCTGCCGGTATGTGGGGAAATTTATACAAATGGGGTGATAGATTTATGGTAACGATGGTTGTCATTGATCGTACATTACAATTTTTAAAAGAAATGGCCAAACAAGCCGTAGTTACAGTAGATGGGCAAGATAGTATTGTGTCTTTTCAATCGCAAGAAATTTTAAAAGATACAGTAAAAACTTATGTTTATGTAGAAAGTGGCCATGGCCATGTATCAACAGCCAAGCTAGTTGATGCTCAGGGAATCGAATTAGATCAATACACTACATCAATTGAACCAAGTGAGGAAGGCGTAATGATTGTATTTACTCTATCTGTCACATTGAAAGGAGAACTGCAGGTATGAGTTTATTAGTCTCTAATAAATATGAGTTGCTTCATTGGAAAGATCGTATCTGGAAAATAGGGCCTGATGGCAAGTTGATTCCTCAAAGAGATGAAAATAATCAGATCAAATACAATCCTATTTCTGGCCAACCTGAATATGAATATCTTGAAAACGGCACTCGTGTAAATGCAAAACGTTTAAATCACATGGATAAGGGCATATATACAGCTCATGATTACATTATTGAATTACAAGCAACGATTAGACGTATGCAAATCCAAATGGAGCTGGATGGCCGAGTGCCAGGGAACAGTGGGACATTCGCAGATACGCTTGATGGCAGCTCAAATAAAATAAAATTAGACACAGCCCTAACAGATATTATTGAAGCTGTGGCAATTGGTACAACAACTTTAAAAGTGACTAGTGTTGATGGTTTCACACCATTTACGCAAGTCACTATTTTTGATGATGTGTCAAAAGAAGATGTTGTGATCACGGAGATAGGAACAAACACAATCAAAGCACAAGCCCTTAAGAATGCTTATAAAAAAGGTGCTAAAGTGGTACGGAGCAATGTAGACGTAGATACAGTCAACGCTGAAATGGGTGTCGGTGATTGGCAAACATTTAGTGTTGAATTAGTGGAGGTGATTTAAAGATGGTTAAGTATTATTATGGCAAATATGAAGCAATACCAACACCCGTTTACACCTATAGCTATATAATGGGTACAGCCCTTCAAGGTGGAGTATCAGAAATGTTGGGTTACATTGGCTTTAGTTTCGATCCTAATACAGGTAATTTTACACTTACAGGCACTCAAAAAACTATTAATCCTTATGGCGACCCAGGCCCAGTTTATATTTTGGGAGGAAGTAATGGAAAACAATTATTGGAATACTATTCTGCACAATATGGTGCGCCAATTCACTACAAGCCGTCTACAGTAACGCAAACATTAGTACGCACAGACTACGCTAGAGGCGCACTATTACAACAAGAGATTGCGGCAGAGGATGGCACTTATCCGGTGAATGGACGTCATGCAGATGGTTATTGGTACGTCAGAGGTGGAGTAGTAAATACAGCACCAACACAACCTGGGCCATTTACACAACCATCAGGGACGTTAGAAATTGGTGATTTCAAGGTATTTGCTGTAGGGGCTGCATCTGATGCAGAAGGCAATTTATCCAAATATATTTGGGAAGCATCTATAAATGGTGGAGCTTATTCAAAGGTTGGGGAAACTACAACAAACAGTCTAACGTACACAATTCCAACAGCGACAAGTCTTAAAATGCGTGTTAAAGCTGTTGATTCGACAAGTCTTGAAAGTGCGTATCGTGAGAGTAGCTTATATACTGTACAAACACCACAATATTACTTCGATAAATATAACGTTGACGCCAAAAGAACATACCAAGATACCGCACCATGGACTTATTCTTATGAAACAGAAACGACAGTAGAAGGTTTAAGAAAAAACTATATATTTGATCCGGAAACAAACAAATATATATTAGGCGAGTTGTGGGGACCGGGTGTTTCTATTACCGACAAAGCGTTGATTTATAACGCAGCGTTTGACGGTTCTTACCTTACTCTTTATGAATTACCTGCATTTAGTGGTACAGGTAATACTAGTACACGTTATAAATTAGTTAAAGTATATACAAAGTATGCTGATAAAAATACGTTTACTACACAAGACGCACGCGGATCATTAGTGCAAACGGGAGTTATAGGAAGTGCTACAGCATACCCAGCAGATGGACGTCACACAGACGGTTTTTGGTATGTACGTAAGTCACGTGTAAATCAATCAATTGCACCACCAACACCATTCACTTCACCAACAACAGGGAAAAAATTTAAGCCAAGCGAGGCTGCTACTATTACTTTTGGAGCTTCAAACGCTGCTAATCTATCACTTTACGAAGTGGATTTTAGATACAATGTTACAGGTGCATGGACGCCATTAGCATACAACAATACACTTACTCGAAGTTTGACAATTACTACAGATAAGACGCAAACAACGCTTGAAATTAGAGTACGTGCTAAAGATACAAACAATGTGTATTCCGATTATGTATATTCAGATATATTTGTAATCGAGCATAATGTCGCACCAACAGTTACGATAACATCACCAGAGAATAATATAACGTTGTACGAAAACGACACATTACAAATTTCTGGTACTGCATACGATGCTGATCAAGATCAAGTAGTTAGGGTTTATTATAAAATTGATGGGGCATTGCAAAAGGTTCTAGCAACAAATGTCAGCCAGACCGAGATTGCATTGTCCAAAATATTTACTTTTAAACAAGGTAGATTGTACGATGGTGAAAATGTTGTCTCTAGTGTGTTATCCGATGGTGTGGACCACAAGTTAACAATTTGGGCTGTTGATGATCAAAATGTTAAAAGTGCTGAGAAAGTAATTCCGTTCTATGTTGTGGCAAACCGAGCACCATTGCTTTCAGTAGATGCAGTTGTACCTGAAGGTGTTGTCGATACAGATAAATTTAAAATCAGTGGTACATCCTCAGATCAGGATGCTAATTCAAATTTAAAAGTAACCAAAAAAATCAACTCCAATAACCCTGTTGAAATATACAGTGGACCTGGTGGAGCTTGGGAGTTTGATGTTTCACTTGCTGAACTTTCTGTTGGTGAAAATACGATTATCATTGAAGTGATTGACAACTATGGAGCTAAGGCTAGTAAGACTATAAAACTAAAGAAAAATGAAGTGAAAACGCCTATTTTGCATGCTGTGGCGAGGTACAAGATTACACCTCCATCAGGATCCGCAAAGGGCGTTTTATTATTCATTGAACGTGATGAGGATATGGATTTAAAAGTTGAATTGTCCATGACGTTAGTTGGTGAACAAGAGCAGTACGAAACACTCACAGCTAAAGACACAGCTCCTATGCCCACTAATGGCATTGTTGAAGATACTTATTATCATGAAACGATAGAGCCAAAAGACAATATCATATTGAAATTATCTACAACACGTCCAGATGCAGCAGTTAATCATAAAATTCACTTAATATCGGGGGCGATTGAGTAATGGCTATGGAATATAAACAACGTGAATCAGACGGTTCTATGGGTCAACCTGTAAAGGTTGGAACTGGTTTAAAACTGGATGAACAAGTATTGTCGTTAGGCGAACAATTAGCACAAGAGAAAATTAAAGGGATTCAAAAAGATCTCCTTATTAATAGCCTTGGTCAAACAGTTACACAAGTGAAACTAGAATTGTTGGCTATGAAAGGTGGTGAGGTATAATGCAATTTTGGCAAATCGCTTTTATGTACAAATGGGTGACAGCAGAAAAATTACGTTTAGCAGTTAAAACAGAGGCTAATCTATTCGGTGAGATTACACCAAAACAGTACAAGGAAATTACAGGGCAAGATTTCGAGACGCAAGCTGAGGCTTAGCGTTATTTTTTATGCACTAAATCCCAAACGCTTAAGTTGTGAGAGCAATCGAGATGGGTAGTTGTATATGCTACTCATTTTCGATTCGTCTAAGAGGCCTGTATAAACAAGCCTCTCAACCATTAATAAGAACTAGCGTTCCTATCCGATTCTATTATTACATATCGGAGGGAAAAAAGATATGAAAATTTGCAACAACACGATTTACAATATGGATTGCCTGGTGGGTATGAAGTACATACCTGACAAATCGGTAGATTTAATTTTGTGCGATCTCCCTTATGGAACGACTGCCTGTCGTTGGGATTCGATTATTCCGTTTGACCTTTTATGGGAGCAGTATGAGCGAATAATCAAAGATAACGGGGCAATTGTTTTAACAGCAAGCCAGCCCTTTACTAGCAAGCTAGTAGCATCAAATTTCAAGTTATTCAGATATGAGTGGATCTGGAAGAAGGGCAATCATGTGACTGGGTTTCCTAATGCCAATCGAATGCCCTTGAAAAATCATGAAAATGTGTGTGTGTTTTATAAAAAGCTACCAACTTACAATCCACAAGGTGTTGAATTTGTTAAACCTAAAGTAGTTATAAGAAATTCACCTAAAATGAAGGTTTTAGGTGAAAGAAATGAAACACTAACCAATAACCCTTATATCGTGAAGAAAAAGAATTTCCCTAAATCTGTTGTTGATTTTCCACGTGATTCAGGAACTTTTCATCCTACTCAAAAGCCAATTTCATTATTTGAATACCTAGTACGCACTTATACAAATGAAGGTGATACTGTTTTGGATAATTGTATGGGTGGATTTACTACTGCAGTGGCTTGCGACAATACAGGACGTAACTGGATTGGGTTTGAATTAGAACGTGAATACTGTGAAAAGGGCAAAGATCGCATAAATGTAAATCGAGAAATTTTAGGATTACAACAAATAGAAATTATAAAAATTTAGTTAAAGTCACTTCTCGTTTGAGTAGTGGCTATTTTTTGTGTGAGGTGTCTGAGATGAGCGAAGAATGGTATTCGAATAAAGATTTGTTCGAACAAATTCAGGCGTTACGAGGTGAAATGCAGGAAACTCGTAATTTGATTCAACAGTACAACGGATTACGTGAAGAGTACCACGATTTAAAACTAGACGTGGATGAAGTAAAAGAATTGATGGTAAAAATTGAAGCCGTATCTATTGGTAAAAATAAAGTTCTAGAAGCAATTCGTAATTGGGGTGGATGGGCAGTGGCCATTATTGCCCTTATCCTAAACTTTTTAAGACTATAATTTGGAGGTTATTCTATGAAAATTAACTGGAAAGTACGTTTAAAACACAAACCATTCTTAGTGGGCGCATTTGCCTTACTATTACTATTAGTGCAACAAATCGGGGCGCTAATCGGCTACGATACAACAATTTATAATGAGCGAGTTACAGAGTTATTTAACACTGTGCTCGCTTTTTTAGTGCTGATTGGTGTGGTCGTTGATCCAACGACTAGTGGGACGTCAGATAGTGAACAGGCGTTAACATATCACAAACCGAAGGATGATGAATAATGGCTTATACATTCAAACAATGCTATTTACCTTCAAACAAGTATTCAATTAAGGCACCTTTCATCATGACACCAAAATTCATTACAGTACACAATACAGCCAATGACGCACCTGCAGTCAATGAAATTTCGTACATGATTAGCAATAATAATCAGGTTTCTTATCATATTGCTGTAGACGATAAAGAGGT